TTATCTTAAATTTAAAGTTCCTATTAATTGCAAATCACCATCGAGTGTTAATTCGGTTACGGTATATTCTGAATGCTCTGGGATGACAAGCGTTTCTTGATGATTTATATAGTTTATCTGCCCTGCCGGCAACAAATTGTTACCAGCGAGTATATACGGACCGGACTCAACTGTGGATTGCAGCGCCTGTATAATTTCATACAGAAATCCACCCACGCGCGATGCACTGTTGGCATTCGGTGTTTGTTCATCCCTGATTTGAGCTGCCTGTTGTAATAATGCAATTATATCCATAATTATCGTATTAGGTTAAAAAGTATTGTAACTGAATATAAACGATATCATCAATACCAATACCGCTATTTTGATAAGTCAAAATGCCGTCAGTATTTAGCGTTAATAGATTTGATTCCAAATCACCTGACTGTCGTTTAATTGTAGTAGGGCAAAAAATCTTTCTTGATGGTCTAATATTTGTTGGTAGTTGAGTTAATGTGGTCAAGCCGCTTACTGTTACTGTAACAGCTCCTCTTAATTCTACTAAATTTCCATTTCTTTTGAATGATAAGCCAACGCCAGGCAATGGATCTACGCCAGATACTAATTGCACATGACTCCAAGTTCTATCAAATAAATCAAAAGCAATACGTGGACAATCATTGTATAAAATACCAACATCAGATGGCTGCAATTGTGCAATGTCCTCTACCCATGTTTCAACAGGTGTGGATGTCCGTTTTGGCTGTTTTGTACCACCTGACAAAGTAGTTTCCACAATTACCCACTCATATTGTAAATTTATGTCAGGATCATAATCAGGGAGTATTTGATTTGGAACTCGATATATATCACCATCTAATACTACATACCCGCTACCTAACATGCCGTTATTCAAAGTGCCACTAATTTCACAACCGGACAAAATAAAGCTATCAGCAGATGTATGTTGAGCAATAGCATGCATGAGTGCGTTATATATTTCCTTATGTGATGAATCCACAAACCGTATATCATCCAAATAAATTGGCAATAAGCCTTGAAAATCTGTTTTAAATCGCTTCATACTTGTATGTATTTATAAGTTGAACCATATGTTTTGTATTTATTTATAGTAGCTGATATTTCGGCTACTTTAGCAGATAATTGATTATTCCAATGTGCTTGATTAATGTGTACTGTAAATTGATTGCCAAGATTGTACTCACTATTGTATCCAATGTATGGCACCGGTTCATCCATATTATCAGGACGCTCCCATATAGCTGACCCGTCATATGGAACACTACCTATATAATCTTCCATACATACCCATGTAAGATCATCGTAAATTACTTCATCACCTTCATAATAAAACACATCAGGTTGCCAGCTATTACCAAGATATACCGCGGCATCATCTTCACCCTTATTTCCCATATATACAATATCATCAAGATCACTATTGTCGCTAATGTATATGTCAGGGTAAGCACCGAGCTGGTTAAATTTGTCATTGAGGACTTTCTCTAAGTAAATCACCTGTGGAGTTATAGCCATTTCATAACGCTTACGACTACGGAATGAAATTAACGCATTATGCAGTACCTGTACGGGCATCATTAAGGCACGTAATAGCCCTATTACATGCGGCTTTCTAAGGCTTATAGGCAGCAATAAATTGATTAGTGTATGTATATCAACGTTATACATTGGCAACGTAGTTTATGATGATGTCATCATCAGATTCAAATTTGAATGAGCCTCCATAAGATAACAGTTCCTGATTCTGGACTGCTGTATAGCTTGGATTATTGTCATTGCTGACAAACAACCAATCCAAGGTGTCAGCCCATACATCCACAACGCCCTCAGTAAGCTGTATGGCATCAATAATTTTTGTTTTATTGATTGTGCCACTGCCATAAGTCAGGGTGTTTAAATACGCTTTCAAGGCACTATTAACGGGTTTTTCACCAGTATTGATTAACTCACCGGATGCGTTCATTACAAGCGGATCATATTTAACATTTAAATTCAACATTATTTTGTCAGGATTGTATGAACCCCAGATAACCTGGATGCCGGCAATCTTTATTTTATTCAAATAAGATTGAAAAGCATCCCGGATTGGTGACGGGTCTGGTATCATCTCAGGGTTGTTGTTACCATCTGCCTGATTTATTAATATTAATAGTCCTGATTCTGATTCACGAACCTCTGCATACTTGATAATTTGAGCATCCGGGTTGCAGTTAAGTGTGCCAACTCGCATCTGATCTTCCCGCGCTTCTACTTCCTCCATATGTCGAGCAAGTAAGAACTCAAGCCCATACACAATATAGGCAATTACAGTAATAAATATTGCCTCAATGCTGGCAGATGAAAATGTTTCATCAAATGATACATTGCCAGTAATACCATATTTTGCCCTTACATCTGTGTTGTTAATGTAGTTGCCTTTTATTTCATTTTTTATGTCATCAATTGTACGCATATTACTCAAATGTTATGTCAAATGTTATGTCGAATACGTTTTCAGATTCATGTATAATTGTAGCTGGGTTGAGCGCTTTATTTTCGTAGTGTTGTACAATGCGCTTGTTTATTTTCAAGGCAGCCGGCAAATTGATTTCCTGCCCCTCTACATTATCCGTTACACTGATGTTGTTATAATAAGCAATATCAATGGCATTAAAGGCATTGCCGGTGTGCATGATGGCAATGTCAAATAAACTTTGATTATGTGCTACTTTAATCTTCATAGCTGATTTCTAATTCTCCATTGTTAAACAATACATTATTGACATCCACATTAGCCATTTTCACGTGATACAAAACATGTGAGCTGACAAATGCTTCTGAACCAGAACCACCGAGCATTGTACGGATGTTTGCACCCAATAGTGGTGATGATTTGAACTCACCGGGGTGAGCATCCAACACACGCTGAATGATATCACCGGTGTTATTGCCAATTTCAATGCCTGGCAACAATCCGTTTACAGGCGTTGTATTCACCTTCAAATCACCATCGCTATTTATTAGTATTCCTGTCATAATTAACTTATTGTTGCTGTGCCTGATCCTGAACCTACAATTGTACCCGGGCCTGATGGAGTTGCACATGTGCCAGTAACAGTTGTACTTACTGAAATTGTCATGCTTCTTATGTATGCATCAACATTGTCAGCAATTGCCTCAGCCGCTGCATCTTTTGCATTTACATTTGTTGGGTCAAAATCAAGTGCTGCCTTCAAATTCGCTATAAATTGTGCTTTGTTTAGTGCCATATTAATGTCTTATTTTATCGTCTTTTAAATCGTTAACTGTTGTTAAAGGATTAATCGTTTGCGTTGCCCATGTAGTAATTGCAGCTTTTAAAGCTGCGCCACCGTCCATTGGTGCCGGTATCCAAGTGGTTGAAAATACCGTTTTAAGGTTGTTTAATTGTTGCTCCAAGGCATTAATTTTATCTTTAACAGCGTTTATATCACACAGATAACTGCCTTTTGCATTGCCGTTAAATTCAATCTTATCGGCATCCATTAGCATGCTGATATCATCATTTAATTTGATGCTGATGCTTTCAATTTCACTAAACATAAGCACCATGCCATCTATCGGGGTGAGCATGCCAACCAGCACATAAGATTTATCTTTGGGTGTTATCAGCACACCAGTTTCACCATTGATGTCAGCATTCAGTCGCACCTTTTCGACCTCAGCTTTGCCATCAACCGGAATTACCGTGCAGGTATTCCCTGAAACGGAATCTTTCATAACCGTAGCTGCAAAAATGTTATCATCAGATTTGCCTGCAATTTCACGTATGTAGTCTGCAACCTTAGTCATGATATTCAGCTCCCAATGTTATTTTTTGACGGTATCCGTTTTGCCCAAAGGTGTAATTAACCGCTTTAGCCAAAAACCGCTTATTGTTTCGTTCCTCGTTTTTATCATCTAACAGATGAACAATATCACCTTTGCGAACATAAGGTAAGCCAAATGCCGTGATGGTACCGTCCATTTTATCTATTTTATCCTCTTGTAATTTCTCCCGGGCAAAAGTTCTTAAATCATCTTCACTTTTAGCTCCTGGCACATAATAAGTGCGTATGTCTGCATCCTCTTCATTCTCCGGTTCCTTTACCTCTAACTTTGTATTGTCCTTTAAAATGGCTTTTGCCACAATCTGTAAGGTGATATCCTCTGCCCTGGTGTAGTTCAGTTTATCCCCGATAATATTATAGCCGGTTTTAAACTTGATGGTTTTCTGATCACCGGTAAGCAATGTTGTGGGCAAACCGGCATAAAATACACCCTCCCTGAAATAAAAGCTAAGCGGGTAATTGCTTTTGAAATAATCAAATACCTTTGACAGTGTGGTGGTTTCTGTTACCCTGACTTCACCGAGGTTTACCTCTGTAAATTTTTTCTCATAATCTGCCATGTAATCATTCAGGAACTTCCCGAGTGTGAGTGATGGCTCATGCATTTTCTCAATCTTCTTATTTTTGAGCTCCCAGGCTTTATTTTCGCATTCAATGGTAACCGGCATACCTGCTGAAACGCTTTTTATATAGCCTTTAAATACCGTTTCCAGCTCATTGTCATAACCGAGCTGCACGGTAATTTCATCGTTGCGGGCAATGTAATCCACGATGGATTTGCCTTCATGTTTGAGTTTACGGGGCACAGTTACCACACAAGTGTCTGTAAATTGCTCAATTGAGGTATTAATTTTCACATCACTTACATAATCGTAGGTGATGGTTTTGCCTGTTTGGCTTGATATTTGTATGTTACATGTTAAAACAAACATCTCATGGAACGGCTTAAATTAATACTCATTTTACTTATAATATCACTAAGCAGCTTTGCCCAGCAAAAACCGGATGAAAACTGTGAGGTAAAAGGCATTAAACTTATGGGTGAGGTACAAGTCGTTGAAAGCCTTGCAGATTTAAACGTATATGTTTCAGAATATACAGGCTCATGGTCCTTTGAAGTTAAAATAACAGACGGATACCCAACATCATGCTGTGAATGGAGGATTAATGATGAATACATGGGTGATTTTACAATTAAACTTGTAAAATATGAAAGCAGTGCAGATATAGTAATTACCTTAGAAGACAATGAAGCAAGCCGTGCTTTCATTGAAAAGTACAATCTGCGTGATAACTGGTAATATTTATTGCACATGTAAATCATAATCCTCGTCGCTTACAAATTCAAAATTGAATGGTAATGTATTTATATGTTTTGCATTCATTTGGTCGTAATCAGCTTTCTTGAATACAAGCCTTGTAATACCATAGGCATGTTGTAAATAAGCACTGGCAACTTCTAAAACTTCCGGTTGTTTCATTAGCTCTACAACCTCCCTGAGCTGCACAATAGGAAAGCCATTCGGGTTATCGCTGATGATAGTCCCATTTATTATTACCTGATAGTCTTTTGCTTGTATATACTCTTTTATGGAGCCGGCACGACCTGTGAGTGCGGTTTCTTTAATGGTTTTAGTTTGGGTAACCTTCATTTTCACATCGTAAAAGGCGATTTCATAGGCTTCATCCGGGCTTTTAAGGATAAGCACGTTTCGTACAATGCCACCTGAGCTGCCAAGGTATGGAGATTTGCGGCTGTCAATGCTTAATTGTTCATCAGCAGAGGGATATTCAGGTATTTGTACTAATCGTGATTTATACTCGGATGCTACGGTTGCATGAAAGCCTGTATTATGAGCGACACGCTTAGCAAAATTTCCTTTATTAGCCACATAGCGTTCTTTTACATTGTCATCAATATGTGGCCAATGTGTTAACTCGTGGCTTGTAAAAGCATCTCCATATTTCACTCTTATTATGCTCATGCACTTGCTAAATTTGTATCGTTAACTACTGATTGCAGGGCATTTGATAATTTTGTTAGAAAATCATCTGCATCCTCAATGCTGTCTGTGTCTCTAAAAATGTTGGTTATTTCACCACCAATTAAATTGTCAATTTCAATATTTACCTGCTTCACCATGCGGCCGCCTCCGGTAATTGTTGCCGAGGCTTCCTCAATGTCAAGTCCATTAGGTGTTGGGCTTCCATCTGGTGTGGTGCTGGTTTTTGAATATTTTAATTTCCCTTCAACAAAATCACTGAGTTTATCCCACTGTTTAATGTCTTCAAAGTTTTTATCAATAATGCTTTTGTACTCTTTTAATAAGGCTTTGGCATTTTTACCTTCAGTGCCTTGGTTGGTAATATCGCCAAATAAACGTTTGTAATTATCTTCTTTGGTGATGTCAATGCCACGGGCTTTTTCAAGCAACTCCTTCCTGTGCTTTTCTTCATAATAACCCCCGTACATTTCACGCTGCTTAATTTGCTCCTCTAATTCTTGCTCTTTCTTCTCTAGCAGCTGGTTTGTTAAAGGGTTAAAATACCCAAATCCCTCCTCACGTGTGATTGATCCTGCAGCTTCAGCTTGCGCTAGTAAAGTTTGCCATTCAGCATATAATTCATTAAATTCATTTTCCTTCCCTGGTTTTAAATCATGCATGTTTTTTATTTTAGTACCCTTCAAATTCCATTTAGGAGCTTCTTCAAACAATGGCTTAATTTTTTGATTCCATAATACATGTGATTCCGCATTGTAATGTGTTTCCTCAGCCTCAGCGTTCAAAGCTATTTTTATTGATTCTAACTCTGTTTGTAATTCATTAACTTTTTCATCTTGTCTATCAATTATTTTTTGCTCCGATGCAAGCCGTATTTTTTCACGATATTCAGAATTTACTTCTGAAAGTTTTTTACGTAATTGTTCGTTGGTTGCAGTTTCAGCATTCAGCCCTTTAAGAAACTCAGGGTATTGATTTTTAAGTTCATTTAAGAGCTCTGAACGTTTTTCCTCACCGGTATTGGCATCTGTTATAATGCCCACGAGGTTGTTTAATTCAATCTTTTCCCTGGCAATTTTTTGTGCTGTTGGTACAGCCAACCAATCTTCAACCGTTCCAACTAATTCTGTGGCACTGCCAACCACCCTGTCAAATTCAGGTTTTAACCTTTCACCGGCGGCCATTTTGAGCATGTCAAATGAATCACCAAGGTTTGATACCCTGCCTTCGGTGGTTTTAGCCTGCTCTGCCATCATGCCAAAAAAGCCCTTTTTCTTCATTATATTTGGCAAAGCTTTCATCATTTCATCGGTGGTGAGGTTTTTAATGCTTTTGCCGGTTGCTTCTTCCCAATCTTTATCAGCAATTAATAAATCTCTAAACATATTAACGGCTTCACCACGTTGCCCAGTTGACAACTTAGCATAAGCATTCATTACTTGTTCAATGGGTTTACCAGATGCCGCTGCCATATCGCCTAACATTGTTAGGTTTTCGCGTGAATATTGCCCGATTGCCTGCAATTGGTTACCGGCTTCTACCACCTGCCTTAATTTAAATGGTGTTTTTCTTGCAATATCTGCATATTCTGCCATGCGTTCACGGGCAGCACCTTGTGATCCAAGCATGGTTTTTAATGTCATGGTATATTTTTCAAACTTAGCCGCTGCATCAATGCTGGCTTTACCAAGTTTGACAATGCCACGCACCACCATAGCAACGACGCCAATGACACCAAGTTTACCTAATGCACCACCAAGTTTATTGATTTTCTTAGTTGTACTACCGGTTGAAGCTTCTAATTTGTTGATTTTGCCCCGTGTAATTTCAATCATCCGGTTGTATTTGCGAATATGATCGCTACGGAATGATTGTGCTTTTAGTCTCTGATAGCGTTTAAGGTCACCATTTAAGTCCTCAAGGCTTTTGTTCATGTCACGGAACGGGTCTTTAAACTTACGTTTGTCAAGCTTATTCATGTCCTTGTTAAACCGCTGGAGTGGTTTTCCCCAGCGGTCAACAATTTCAATGGCATATTTTGCTGATCCGTCCATACTATTCTTCTGCTTCGTATTTACTACGTTGTGACCTTATAAACATTAAGTCCTGGAACGCCTCTGAAAGCTGTGTGATGTTCATTTCTTCAAGTACACTGGGTGTGTATTTCAGGTAGTACCTAACAAACGCCCGCATCACACGATACTTGAAGGTTATGGCCTTTGCCCGATCGTGACGTTCACTAACGCCGGGTTCTACAATTTTGGCAGAGGCTAAAGCTGTTCCAATTCACCATCTACCTTATCAATGATGCCGCCCAGCCAATCAAACAAGCCCATCTGGTATTTGTCCAGAGTTCTCAGTTCCTTATCGCCATCAACCCAGCAATTATCAACCAGCGCTTTATCAAACTTAATTGATGAACCACCGCTGATTGTCCTGCATGCATCCAAAATTTCAAGATTTGGAGACCGCAAAAGGCATGATTTCCCATCGCTTGCTGTGTATTTATACAGGTTGCCATATTTGGCTTTATAGGCTTGTATTTGTTCCTTTGTGAACTTCATAATTTTCCCTTTCTTTATTTCCATTCAATGTGACTTACCACCAATTCCATGTCGGTTTCAATGCTGGTATCCTCTTCACCAACACTTAAACCATCGGTTTTAAACTGACAATTGCGGATGCGGTGTGTAATTACCCTGCCACCCTGTGGAGGTACAAAGCTGACAATAATGTCAAAAGGAGCAATATCCTGAAGCCTGCCGGTATCGGATGCTTCACGGATGTTTTCGATGGCAGAGCGTAAAAGTGTTACACTTGCAGTGGCTTCAATTTTACCATATCCACGGGCTACGGGGCGTTGCCCTGCACCATAAATATTATCAATGGTTTGATCATCGGAATAATCAATCTTTTTGATGGCAGTTTCAGGTAAGCCTGCAATATTAACTGTCAGGTTTGACCAGGACGGCTCAACGCCGTTGATTAGTGGTGTATGTCTAATTCCGTTCATAGTTATGCTGTTTTAGTGGTGTAACCAATTTTGATTTTCATTTTACGCATGACACCCACCTGTACAGGCTTGATGACAAACTCAACGGTAGATGTTGACAATACGTTTTGCTCAGGATCCACTTCAACGGTATAGCCGCTGAGCTCACCGGCAGCTTCCATATCTTCCAGCTGCTTACCTGCAAGGGTTTCAAGGAATTTCACCGTATCAATACGCAAATTGCCAGTTTCCGGGTTTACGTAAAGCGGGGCACCGAGATAGGGTGTAAGGTATGTACGTATGCCACGTTCAGCTTTGTCCATGGTGCGGTTTGCCTCAATGAAAGCATAATCGCTGGTAATTTCATCCAGCGTGTGGCTGTCATTGGGATAAGAACCACCGATACCGGGATATGTTACCAGGAACAAATACCCGTTTGCATCAAGCGTTTCAATAGCTGCGGGGTCGAGATCACGCAGTAAGGTACCATCTGCAAAGGCAGGTAAAGATACACCGCTGTTGAACTTTTGAACCCAACCAATGCTTTCATGGACTTTAGCAAGGGATAGAAAACCAATAAACATACCAATATGTGTGATGCTGTTGGTACTGGTATTTTCAGCATCTCCATATAGTTCAGCTCCACGACCTTCACCATCTTGTGAAATTACCGGAGACACACGTGAAGTACCTGCACTACGCATATCATCCAAATCAGATATGTCTGATACGGTACAAGCATACAGGATTTGTACAGGCTTAGCTTGTGCACGTAAAGTGTCAGCATGACCTTGCAATGATGTAATATCTGTACTTGCAAGATCATTTGGAGCCCATACAGCCATTTGGCGAATGCGACCCTGGGCATAGTTTTGTATTTCTTTGATTTCTGAAAAATCAAATCCGCTTGCCGGTATGTTGAAAATACCAACATAAAGGCTGATGCCCGGATTTATGCGAAATGCTTCACTCAAATGGTAATGCAGTACTTTAGTGTACCAGCTTGTGGCATCTGCTTTGATACCATAACTTTCAGCGGTTTCAATGGTGCTGATTGGCTTAATGCGATCATCTGTGTCAAACCCATCAATCCCTGATTCAGGAGTAGGTAATGATTCAGCTTCTGGTATAAACATGGCAAAACCACTAATGTGATCTTTTCCTGGTAATGTTTTGGGAACTCCGCCCTGTCCGCGTATAAATTGAAGATTGTTCATATCTTATTTTTTATTTGTTTGCGTCTTTTTGTTTGTTTTACTTGCTGTTTTGAGTGTATTACGTGATACACGCTCTGCACCTTTCCGGCGATTCAAATGCACCCCGTTTTTGTCAACATATACATGTTGCACACCAGGGAACCGTTTGAATACATCTTTTATTTGTTTGTCCATTGCCTCCATTATGCCTCCTGCGTTAAGGTTTCAATACGGTTTTCAATGGCTGATTTGCCCCCTTTGGTGTCCACTTTTTCAAGTGCCTCCTGAAGTACCAATACTTCATCCTGCTTTTCAGCCCATTCAGTACACTCTGATACTGTCATTTTTGCAATAGGCTTTTCATGCCCATCATTTTCAGGCTGGTTTTCCTCTCTGGAAATTTTAATCCACTTAATGTCTTTTGATTTCCCATGGTTTTTGGCATGCTGCTTATTGGCAGGTGTAAAGAAATTACCATCTGCCGTGGCAATGAGTTCCTGTAAATCAGGATGTGCATCAAACACCGGTTGTGCTTGTTTTCTTAATTTATTGATGTCCATAATATCCTTTTTTAGAATTTACTTTGAATTTATTAACCGCTCTGTCACCGAAATATGCACCATTGACAAGCAAGGATACACCGGAAAACATTTGCATTTCAACCGAGCTAAGTGGATTCGCACCAAATAGCCCTGCAATTACCAAAATAGCTATCAGCAACCAGTTAAATGCCAGCACCATTGGACGAATGTTTTTTGACAACCATGAATCTGATGTCATGTCGTATTTCCAGCGTTGGGTAACGTTTTCCCTGTCACTTTTGGCATCTGCCATATCAAGCTTGAGTAAATCGAGACTGATTTGTTTTTGCTCTTGAGTAAGTTTATTGCTTCCTTCAATGGCTTTTCCAATTTTGTCAAGGGCTTCGATGCCGGTTAAATCAGAAGCAACCGAAAGAATATCAGGGGCAATGTCCTGCCCTACATCTTTAAGGTTACGCAGAAATTTACCTACTCTGGTTTGTCCGTGTTCGTCTTTATAATTACCCATTTGACAATGTTTTTAGCATTTGAATTAATTCCGGTTGTGGATGGCAATCACTTTTATCAGATCGGTATGAAACATGCGTATAAACACCCGGTTTGCCTGTTAAAGCATCTTTGTTGATGTCCCACATATCTGCGTTGTAAGTAAGTGGGATATCCCAATATTGATGCCAGTACTTGAGCAATTCACGTAGTGCATTTAACTGCGCTTTTGTGTATCTTTCAAAGTAGTAAAAGCCTCTGAATGGCTTGCTGTAAAGTTGTATGTTATCAGGTTTTACTTCACCAGCTGCAATCCAAGGTACATATTTACCATTTTCCCATTTTACCGGATAGTATTTACCCTGATGATCAATTAAAGCACCCCAGGAATCGAGTTCAACACCAATAGAGTTTGGGTCTAAATGTCGATATCTTAGATTTAATTTGCTAAACTCATTTGCAACTTTTCCGATATGATAAGCCCAGTATCTCGTTGAAAAGCATTGGTGAATTACACCCTCTCTATCTATAATAATTGCAGTTGCAATTTTTGATTTTGTATGCTTCCACCATGACAAATCACCGTTTACACCAGAACCGGATACGGTATGATGCAATACAATTTGAGATTTTGGGGTGAATTCTTTCACAAATTGTCCCTCAAAACCTTGTACTTGTTTTATGTCATTAAAGTTTAATGCCATTTTAGGTGATGATTTGAATTATAATACTACTCACTATACCAGCTGCAAATCCAATTAAGGCAGCAAAATATTTAAGTTTTGTCTCATTAATAGAAACCCGCACTCTGAGGTCATTAAGATCGTGCATTTGTTGCTTATGCCAATCTGAATTTTTGTTTTCAGTTTTATCGGCATCGTTTTTAAATTCATCAAAACGCTTTGTGAGTTCACTCAAACTGTTGTGCATTTGTAATAAAAGCTCTTTTTGTGTGAGTTTTGACAAATCAATAACCTCATCGCGTCGGGTTTCTTTACACATGGGACACAGGATTTTTATTAAGCACTTGCAGCGCTATAAATAGCACCAATACCTTTGTTTCTCAACGGCAATGCGAGGGCACGCATCATAAAGTTGATAATATCACCGGCTTGCTCAGGATCGTTTAATCTGGCAAACATGTCCAAATTACCTTGACATTTCATTACCTCAGTGTTGACAAAAGCAACGGATGCAATGGTATCTGTAGTTGGAGCTGCAGCCGCACCGTATGCTTTCTTTTCACCGGTTGATTTGTTGAAAATCGGTGTTTTGCTGTATTTGTAGGTTTTGAACCCAAACAAATCAAAGCCCTGGCCGGTGCCAATAAACTCTTTAAAGAGCTTTTTGTCCTCACCTGCTAACTGACGCAAATGCTGTGGATGAAGTACCAACACACGGCTTCCTTCCGGTGCATCAATTTCATCATAGCGTGTAGCCAACGCAAGGATATCATCCAGTGTGATTTTTTTGAACCCTTCAGCAGCATCACCATTGGTAGCAATTACCGGCGTTTCTGATGCATCTGAATCGGGAGCCCATGCATGGATAGCTTTTTTAGCCATCTCATTTAACAGGGCGTTTTTGTGCCCGGCAACCACTGACTGCATTTTGTCATAAGCTGCTTCAATTTCTTCAACCCTACGAACTACCGTGCCCTCGGTGTTGTATGTATCCAAAGGCAAAGCAATGGGCACATCATCACGGGTTGCAAAGGGTATTGGGTAAGTACTGTTGTTTACCAATACATTGGGATCAGCACCAGCTTCTGCAAGGTTGATGGTGTTGTTTTCCACAAATGAACTCATGTCACGGGCTTCTTTCAAAAAGCTCCAGTCTGGGTAAAAACCCTCAAGGATTTCATCAATCCATATTTCTTTATTAATTCCAGCCATTATACTATGGTTTTAAGTTTTACAAATGTTTTGATACATCACTTTTGTCCAGCAATGTTTTGTACTCATCAGGCTTTTCCTGTTTGAGCGAAAGCAAACCTTTGGGGTCTTTTTTGCGCCAATCACTCAAGCTCCAGTCTTCACGATCCTCTGTGGTCTCCTGGTTAATCTTTGCGCTAAGTTTTTCAGGAGCTTTCATATTGCTGAGCACCTGTTTGGTGTTCTCAATATCAGCCTTTGCCAACTTTAAAAAGCTGTCTTTTTGATCAGCTGTTAGTTTGCCCTCTGTGATAGCACCATTTACAAGTGCATCTGCCTGCTGATTGTGCAGGTTTTGTTGCGCTTCTTTGAGCGTGCTTAATTCACTTAGTTTGTCAGAAATTGCTTTGTTGAACTGTTCTTCTGAACTGTTATCCTGCAAACCAAGTGCTTTCAAGTTTTCTGAATTTAATTTCATATCGGTATCGTTTTTACTAAATTGTTGCGTAACTTCTTTAACCGCCAATGTGATATCACTTTCACTCATTAACTCACCTTGCTGGTTGTACAACCTCAATGCATTACGATTAGATGGCAGGGCTGTAATACTTGCTTCAATGAGCCTTGATTTTAATGCAACCGTTACGACTGCACCATCTTTGGTGGTTTCCTCTCCAAATTTTAAAATTTGAATGCCAATGCTTGCACCTTTTAATATGCCACGGTTTACTTTTCCTTCAATTTTTGTAGCCAATTCATCTTCGGTATCAAAATCTGGCTCAGCCATCAGTTTGTCACCTTCTTTGGTAAGATTTTTCCATGTACCAATTAATCCGGTACGTTCATGCTCATATAACATGACAGGGTTATTTTTAAAGGCTGACAAATCAATGCCATCGGTAAGCACCTTAAACCCGTAGGAGTTAATTGATTCATCGCTGAGTAGAAATTTTTCCATAAGCTTAATTCAATAATTTGCAAAGCATTCAGTACAAATATCCAGCTCATAGCAATAATTAACAAATCGGCATTCAACCATTGAGAAATTTTCTATAACCATTACAGAGATTTTCTCAATGGTTGAATAAGAATTTGCCCTTTAATACATACAAAACGATCTTTGTATAAACCAGATATAAAGCTATGGCAAGATTTACCAAACAAGAGAAAGAAGCTAAAATCAGCTATGCAAAGAAGTTATATGTAAAAGGCTTTGATTTAACCACGATAGCCGACATGTTAGGTGTAACGGCTTCAACTATTTCAAAATGGGCAAAAGACAATGATTTTGAAATGGCAAAACGTGCATCCATGATTAGCATTAATGAAATTAGAAATGCTATTCTGGAAACTTATGAGCAAATGAAAGCCGGCAAAAAACCTACTTTATCACCGGATCAGATTTCTAAATTGGTTGCAAGCTTTGAAAAACTTAGCCCTTCACAAAAGTCAATCACTTGGGTAACCGAAGGGTTTGAGGAGCTTACTGAAAGCTTTTTACAAGAAATCCAGCATACAAAATCTGAAAACAAAAAGGATAAAATTTACAAAGAACTGCAAGCTGCACGCAAACACATGGATAGAGTACTTGCACGCATCCATAAAGAGATATTACAATGAGGAAAAACGATGCCATAAGAGAACGCTTTCTTGAAAAATCAAGGCTGATATACAAAAGCACTTACAAGAGCTTTGTCCATGAATCACAGGATGAAAAAGCAAAGCGTATAAAAGCCCTTCTGGATGATTATGATGCATTTGTATCGTATTATTTTCCTCAATGGGCTACCAGCAATTGTGGCGATTTCCATATTAAAGCAGCTAACAAAACAGCCCGTGAAGATAAGTTAATGGCTGTGTTTGAATGGGCACGCGGGCATGCAAAAAGTACTCATTTTGATATTATGATCCCATTATGGCTAAAGGCTAAGGGATTGCTGCATGTGATGGTACTGGTGGGTAAAAATGAAAAAAACGCCCAAACCCTGCTTGCAGATTTGCAGGCTGAACTACAAAACAACCGCCGGTACATAGCTGATTTTGGTGAACAGGTAATGTTTGGCAATTGGGAGGAAGGCAGATTTGCAACAATGGATGGATGTGGTTTTTTTGCTTTAGGCCGTGGACAAAGCCCCAGAGGGATAAGGTTCAGACATAACAGACCGGATTACATTGTGCTTGATGATGTGGATGATGATGAATTAGCCCGCAACCCCGACCGTGTATCTAAAATATATGACTGGGCTATGAATGCCCTGTATTTTTCCATGGATATGGGACGCGGCCGTTTTATTACGGTTGGAAACCGGATAAGTCAAAACAGCATTATTGCCCGCATGGCTGAAAACAAAGAAGTATATCACAACAAAGTGAATGCTTTAAATAAGGATGGCAAACCGGCATGGAAGGAAAAATACACTAAGCAGGAAATTGAAGCGGTTATCAATAAGCTTGGGTATAGAGCATCACAACAGGAGCTGTTTAATAACCCAATTACTGAAGGGGCTATTTTTAAACGTGATTGGATCCGATACGAAAATCCGCCCAGGATAAACCATTTTGATGCTGTGGTTTCCTATTGCGACCCCTCGTTTAAAAACTCTGCCACATCTGATTATAAAGCCATTATAACCGTTGGACGTAAAGGCAAACATTACTGGATATTGGATGCTTATGTTCGTAAATCATCGGTAAATGAAATGGTAAGGTACTGGTATGATTATCATGAGAATCTGCCAACAACTGCCACTGTTACCTATTATATGGAAGCCAACTTTTTGCAGGATTTAATCTTTGATGAATTCCAGCAGGAAGGAGTTAACCGTGGTTGGCAGTTTCCCATACGACCGGATAAGCGTAAAAAACCGGATAAGTTTGCCAGAATCGAAGGCATTAGCCCGCTGTTTGAACGGGGGCTCGTGTTGTTTGCTGACAAGCTTAAAAAATGCCACGACACGGAAATACTCATTGAACAACTTTTGAGCTTTGAAAAAGGCAGCCGCTCACACGATGATGCACCGGATGCACTTGAAGGCAGTATATGGATGCTTAACAGATCATCCCGGATTAACCGAAGTAATTACAGGATACAATCACGTCAACAAAGGAGTTTTTAACTATGAGCATATTTTTAACACAAGCCGATTACGGCACACTTATTCAAGATCACATACTTTCACAGGTGGTTAATGATGATGTTGAACTGCTTAATCAGGCAGAATTAATGGCAATCAGTGAGCTTGAATCTTACCTGAGTGCCCGGTACGATACGCAGGCAATTTTTTCAGCCACCGGTACGGATAGGCATCAGGCAGTTGTGATGTTTGCCTTAGACATGACAATTTACCACTTGCATAGCAGGGTAAGCCCTCGTAACATCAGCCAGTTGCGTGAGGAGCGTTACAACCGGGCTATTGAGTGGCTGCAAAATGTGGTTAAAGGTGATTTAAACCCGGGTTTGCCGCTTTTGCAAACAGAGGAAGGTGAACAAAGCAGCGCAATAAAATGGGGTGGTAACGATAAACTAACACATCAATTTTAAGTTATGAGCAATAGCAAAACATTATTTCAGATAGGCAACTTTAAGCTTGCACGGCAAAAATCAGAGCCTAAAGCAAAAACGCCAACACGCAGGGCGGTTGATTTAATCATTGAACAAAACCGTGCCAGGGCAAAAAAGGACATTGAAAACTGGAGGCGGTCCCTCAATACGGCTGAGCGTTATCCAAACCCACGCAGATACCTGCTTATGGATGTTTACCGTGAACTGGTGATTGATGCTAACCTTGCAGGACAAATGGAGCAACGTAAAGCCAAAACCATACAGAGCCGCTTTTATTTATATGATAAAGCCGGTAAGGCTGATGCCGATTTGTCAGATTTGCTGCGTAAGCCATGGTTTTTGCGTTTTCTTAACTACATGCTGGATGCACGCTTTTACGGACACAGTTTATTGCAAATTGACGGCGTTACACCCTTGCAAGGCAATAAAGGCGGTATAACCGATGTTACATTGATTCCAAGGAAACATGTCAGCCCAACTGAAGGTTTGATCCTTGCAAATCCACATGATCAAAAAGGAAGCAATTACAGAGACAAGCGTGAACTGGATGCCTGGATAATTGAAAGCCCTGATTATCATGAATTGGGTTTACTGAATCAGGCTGCACCGCATGTGCTTTACAAACGCTTTGCTCAGGCAGCATGGAGTCAGTTCTCTGAACTTTTTGGCATGCCGTTGCGGGTGGGTAAAACAAACACCTCCAATACTGCCATGGTGCGTGATATGGAAAACATGCTTGCAAATATGGGCAGTGCCTTTTGGGCAGTAATTGATGATCAGGAGGAAATTGAATTCATTGATACAACCACAAGCAAGGGTGAAGTGTTTGAAAACCTGATTAAACTGTGTAACAATGAAGTTTCAAAGCTAATTACAGGTGCTGTTATCGGTAATGAATCGCAGGGCGGTTCCAGAAGCAAAGAGGAAGTTGGTGAGCGTATGGCATCCCATATTATCCAAGGTGATAAAACCTACATTGAAAACATCATCAATACAAGGCTTATACCTTTGCTTATACGGCACGGTTACCCTCTTGAAGGGTGCAGTTTTGCATGGCATGATGAACCCGATTTGGATAAACTCTGGAAAAATACTTACGAGGCTTTGCAGTATTACAATGTTGATCCTGAATGGGTGAAAGAAACCTTTGGCATTCCGGTAACCGGTGAAAAAGTTAACCGAGGCCCGCAACTCAGCTTAGACCAAACGGATTTTTTCGACTAAGCCCCGAAACACCACGGGTTAAGGGTTTCGGGGCTGCGATGGAAACGTATTACCAGGGCAATAGTGGCTGCCCTATACATGGTAATACTATGCAGCTCAGCAATGATATTAGTTTGCCGGCATTTGGGCTTGATAATGACAGCATGAAACGCATTGCCGGTGAAATTACCAACGATACATTAATACACAAAGGGCTGTTTGACTACACACGTAAAAACCTTATCAACGGCATAGATAATGTGTATGGCAATTTAAAATACGATGACCCCGCATTTGGCAAAGTGCAGGAAATGAAACGCAACTTGGCAAACTTTGCCGGCTTTAAAAGCTTTCATCAAACCCATCATATCAGGCAGGCTAAACCGGAACAATTGCCTGCAATCAACGGCAAATACAATGTGAACTGGATGCGTACCGAATACGTACACACCGTACGCAGTGCCCGGGGTGCTAAAAACTGGCAACGCTATGAAGCGGATAAGGATTTGTATCCATACCTGGAATACATGCCCAGTACTGCGGCTGAACCACGTAATGATCATAAACGCCTTTATGGTGTGGTTAAACCGGTGGATGATCCGTTTTGGGATACATGGATGCCTCCGGCTGATTGGGGTTGTAGGTGTGGTGTAAGGCAGGTACGCAACAATGCGGATGCTGTTGAACCACCGGAGGATATAAAATTGCCGCCAAAAGCAATGCGTAACAACCCGGGTAAAACCGGTAAGATTATTACCGACCAGCACCCGATGATGGGGAGGGTATCAAAGCAACAAAAATCATATATCCTATCACAAATTCAACGTTTTGAATTTAGTGATAGTCGCAATAAAGCCATTGAGTATGTAACGAAAAACTATTTAGATAAATCATTGCTATTAGACGGCAATGAAATTAAATTTTCAAAAGGCGGTTTAATGAAAGCTATTAACCAAAATCATGATGATTATTTAATTAAGAATAATATCCTCCTTCAATTGGATAAAGTTTTTAAAAATGCAAGTTTTCATAAGACAATAGATCCAGAACCTCGAAGTGCTGCTACATTAGAAAATGTACATATCTATTCAGTTGAAATTGTAAATAAATTAAACTACAAGAAAGTAGCAATTAGTTAAAGACACTGGGTACAGCCCAGGCTTTTCTAATCACTACTTTCATTTACAAATATACAACAAAATTAGTACCAAATGCAAATAAAATTGTTAAATAAAAATTTTACGGGTGATATCAGGCGCATGAATGAGCGTATGAAACGTTACATGCAGCAAGATGCACCGCGTATTATCGGTACCGAGGCTGTGAATCATTTTAAGCAGAGTTTTTATGATGAAGGCTTTACTGACAGGAGTTTGAAAAAATGGAAAGCTGCCAAACGTACACAGGCAAACAGCCAGTGGTATGGGTTTCAGTACGGGGCACGTACACCATTGCCATCTAATCATGCCAGAAGAAAGGGTGCTAAAGGGGCATACAAAGCCCGTAAACCAAACCCGAAAACCAATTACAGCCCGGCGGCAACCAAGCGCAAAACATTGAGCGGGCAAACCGGCAACCTAATGGAAAGCATTACCTACCGGAAAGCCGGTAACCAGGTGATTGTTTTTTCTAACCTGAAATATGCCAGTGTGCATAATGATGGTGGAACGGCTAAGGTGTTTGGCAAAAAGTCATTTAACATGCCAAAACGGCAATTTATGGGAGACAGCCAAAAGCTTAAAGCCAAAATAACACGTGAACTTGACAGAGATATTAAACGCATTTTAAAAGGATAACATTATGATTGCAACATTATTTAAAAGCATTGCAGACAGGCTTGAAAGTGAAATGCCTGAATTAAAAGACATACAATTGTTCAGCGGGCAATATGAGCACCCGGAAGAAAACATGCCCATTAACCCGCCGGCGGTGTATGTGGAATTTGGTGATATTGACTGGTCTAACCTCGGCAATGGCAGCCAACAGGGTAATTTTACATTGAAGCTTCATTTTGTGAGCCAACACATGATGCCTGCATACAGCAAAAACAAACCAAGCTTGCTGAATGATTACGATGTAAATGTATTGCAGCAAACGGAAAAACTACACAGGGCATTGCACCGGTGGGCACCATTAGACACCGAAGGGAACCCGATATGCCAGCCGCTTATGCGCAGCCGTACCATACCGGACAACCGCCCGAATGCTTTGCATATCTGGATAACAGAGTTTGTAAGCATGGGCATTGATAATTCTGCCAATCCTTACAACAATATGACAAGTGTGGAAGCCGGGGCGGATATTACAACGAATTAAGAAAGCAATTTTTGCTTTTGTATATTATACTCTTCTTCACTAATTACATTGTCTTCTTTTAATTTGTGCAATTTTGCGAGTTCATCGGATACATTAATGTTTCCTTGCTGGCTTTGCTTTTTCAAATGCTGTATTTCAAGTTTTTTCTTTTTGCCGCCTCGACTTACGGCAACAATTACTACGATAATGAGAATAACTAATAACAACCCAAGCATAATAATAAATATTGATTAATATTGCATAAAATTAATAGCTTTAATACAAAAAACAAATATTAAGTCATTTAAACTTCTTTTTTTCTGCTATTCTTTTGCTGACATCCACAAAGTGTGTTGTGCCATGATTGTCTTTTGTTTCTTTTAATGACAGGTGTTTGTTGTAATTGATTTCAGCGGCTCGGTTGATGCGTTTTTCTGCGTATTTGTCAATTTGTTCCAGTAGCTTATGAGGTGTTAATTTGCCGTAAATTGATTTTCGTTTGAGCTCCTGAAGGCATACAAACAAATCTTCCATGCTCAAAAACGGATAGGCGGTTTTAACTTCTACACTCAAATCGAGGGAGATTTCCTCATTAAACGGGCTGTCAAAATAGGCACTGGCTTCCTGAATCAGTATGCCGGTAACTTTCTCCACTTTGTCATCACCATGCAGTTTGCTTAAACGTGCCAGACCCGGGGGCTTTGCTTCAAGCACTTTGTCAAGGCTCATGTTACCATATTTGCGTACAAGCTGCCTGTTAGAGTTGCCCTCTAAGATTAGCTGCATTATTCCCTTTTGTTGCTTCTGTGGTAACATAATTCAGGTTTATGATAATTTTATTTAGCTGTGAGTTGATGAATTTTAAATCAAGATTGCGCCGGTAAAAATTATCCAGCTTATGCCAATTGCTCAACATAGCAGTGAAGGTATTATATGCTTCTTGCTGGTCGGTACTTTCATTATCGAGATACCGGATGATGCTTTTCAGGGCTTTGCCTTCAGCACCGTCAAATTTGGGTTTAATACCAACCTGAGCGTTGTAAAAATCAAACCATGCTGATACATATTGCTGATACCAACTTATTGATTTTTCTGTACTCAGTTGTGTAAGTGCAACATCATCTAAAGCGTTTACTTTGTCAATATCATTTTCATCCGTTGGGATATAATGGTGCAAAGCCTTCAATAAATTGAGTGTAAATTTCCCTTTTTTGAGTTCAATTTTTTGTAAAGAACCGGAGCGATACCACACCCAAAGGCGTGTGTTTTTTCCTTCAATTTGATATTTGGCTGTTTTTCCCATGATTATATGTGTTTTAAAAAGTGATCACGTACTTTGCCGGCGGCATAAATAAGCTGGCTAAGCTCCTCTGATGTGTGCTGATTGAGTGTTTTTTTAAACTTTTGTTTCTTAACCCATAGGTTAATTGCGTGCATGTCAGCCCTACCATCAGGGAGCATGTAGCCGGCTTCTTTTAGATGGCTTATGATACGCTTTCTTTGCCTCTCTTTTTTGGCTTCAAGCTCATTTTTAGGCACAAAAGCCCGACGTGGATTAGATTGTGGCAACTTTGCCCGTAATGCCTCAATAAGCTGGTCGCATTCATGCTGAAACATTTCACTGCTGTGTGTGGTACGGCCTTTGGTAAATTGCATTACCAGGCTTTGCTTTGTTGCATCATCAAGCCCAAGCTTGCTAATTAGGCTGTACAAAGCTTTATTTTGTTGTTTTGTGCGTATCATATTTCATTCTTGTTAAAAATACTTGTATTGGCATTTCACTGAAGGTAACCCCGGGCAACTATCCTGATTTCTGATTTCATAATTTTAATTTTTGATTAAACATTATTTTAATTACAATTTTAACCCCGTTTAAAACCCATTAAAACGGGTTTTACACCCTCGTTATAGGTAATAAAATTTACTACCTCCTTTTCCATATCATTTTTTCCAATATATCATTCCCAACTTCGAGATACTTTGCATCCCAAAATACTATTGATAGCAATGTTAAGCATCCACCAATTGGAAAAAATAGTATTACTGTTGCTAATGCTTTTACTACAAAGTTAATTATGTGTATCATATCCGTAAATTTTAAAATTGAATGTTAATACTCTTGTCATCAATATACTGGTGTGCATAAATTTTGCGGCTGTCATCGCCAAAATGATTAATTGTTTCAGGGAGGTTTTCGTTTACGGCATCAAACTCTAAACCTGCCAGTTTGCAAAACTCAACAGCCTGCTTTAACAGGTTGCCGGTTCTGCATGTCCAGAGAATGAGTTTATCTCCCTTGTTTTTGCACCGGATAAGGTCCTTTACGAGTTCCTCATTTAACTCCCCAATGTTGGGATACTTTTCTGTGCAAATAGTGCCATCAAAGTCAACTGCTATAATCATAATTGTAAATTTTGGTTGTACCCGGATAAGGATTCGATCCCTCAGCATCACGCCTGTATCCGGGCAATGCTTAATCAATAACTTCTATTTTTTTCACTTTATGAATGAGTTTTACAACCTCACCATTTTTATCCCAAATTGTTGGGTGCTTGTTTTCCTCGTAATCAATGACATGTACACCGTTCCAAACAAAGCCTTGAAATGGGCATGATTTTATTACCTGTTCATCCTCGTCAAGATGCCAGCGCAAAAAATCTTGTCCGTTGTCTTCAAAATGAAGTATCTTTTTTGTTTTACTCATGGCTATAGGCTTGAAAATTGTACAACAATATCAGTCCATTTTCCCTGGTCTGATTTTTCATAAGCACGTAAATATGTGGAGCTGCCAACTACGGTTTGACAATCTTCCAGCAACCGGAAAGCTTCGGTTAATTCAGAATTGTCAATTTGTTTTACCTGGGAGCGCAATTTGGTAAGCAGCTTAGGATCATAGTCTCCTTTGTTGTTTTTCATCAGGAGAGTATCCAGCAGGTTGTACACCATTTTGGAGCGGCTGGCAAATTTGCCTTTGAAAAATGCCTTAATCTGATCAATGGCAACTTTAGCCTCTTCGGTGAAAGCAAAACGCTCCTGTGTTTCAATGACAATTTTTTTGTTTTGATCATCATTAACAAGGCTAAACTGGCTTACATCACGCGGGGTTTTGCCGTGAACTGCAAACATTTCACGATAAAGCTCTGTGCCACGGTCAATGGTGTTGAACTTTAACTCTTTGAGCGATTGACGCTCTTCTTTAAAGCGGGCAACGGTTGTTTCAATAAACTCGTTTTTTGCCTTTTCATGATTTTTGGCAGCTTCTTTTTGCTGTTTTTCCTGAGCTTTTTTACGGCGTTCCAATTCTGCCTGAAGCTCCTCGAAACTCAAATTTTCGAGGTTTTTACCTGTGTCTTTTTTCATACTATTAATTTTAAGGGTTATTAATTTTGATATTCATTTCATCAGCAAAACCAAGTGTTGGTTTGTGCTTTTTTAAGTTTTCTAGCTTTTCCCGTAAGGTGTGTAACCGGACATCAATGTGTTTGCGTTGCTCAATGAGTTCCTCCCAATTTTCGGGCATAAGGTCAATTTCATCCATAAGCGTTGCCTTTTCCTTTTCAAGGGCTTTAATTTGGGCTTTAGTATCACTAATACGGCTCATATTAAAAGGTTTTAATGATGAATTGTCTTAAGCGTTCATGCAGCTCATTGTCTGTTGGTAAATTGCTGTGGAGTTCATGCCATAGCTTTTTAAGCATCTTACCTGAAGCATCCGTACCGTACCTGTTTTTGTAATCCATAAACAAGCGGCGTGTATGTGCCCAAAATCGCACCTGGTATGCGTGCCGCTGGTTTTGAAACCATTGCCAGTACCCTGTATTGGCATCTGTTAACAGTTGCTTTTTCATTTCTGCGATGTATGGGGTTTCCTCCAAGTCACCGAAATAATTATCAAGCAGCTCTGAACCTGCCTGAAATATAACATTGCCGTACTCTACCTGACTTACACCCATGGTTTCCATGAGTTTATCAGCGATTTTTTTACGGTTGTCTGCTATCACCTGATAGCGTTTCTTTTGTTTGATTTCCTGTGTTTTCATAGCTTTCGTTTATTTGTCTGAATAATATCCGTATTGCTTAATAATGCTGTAAATTGTGCTTTCTGATAGCCCGTATTCTTCTACAAGCAGGTTAATAGCATAATCGTATTGCAAGTTTCGTTCAGAGACCATTTTGTCAAACTTATCTCTGATTGCCCGGTTGCGCTTTTTTTTGGCTTCTAATAATCGGTTGTTGTACATAGGCTTTAGTTTTGGGTCCAGTATCTGGATGCCCCGGTTTTCCAAATTTCAAAAGGCTCACCACCACCGTACCTGCTATGGGCAAATGCCCTGTACCCTTCAACCCAGATTTTCACAAAAGCATCAAAACGGATGCTTTCGGCAGTACTGCCAGCAGGCTCTTTTCCCTTGGCGTGTGAGATAAATACAAATAGCTTGTTAGGGTATTTTTGTCTGAGTATTCGGTAATCATCGTAGCTTAAGCCACTGTACTGTAAGCTATCAATAATGACAAAGCGTATTGCACGGTCTTTTTCCAACCGCTCATTGAGTTCATCCATGGGCTCACTATCCACCAGCCAAAAGTTACGATTTGCCTGTATCATGTTAACCCGTTCAATGGCATTTGCCATGGATAAACTCACCCCTTCCTCTAAACTGTTGTACATTACTTTACCAAAGGCTGCCAAGTACTTTGCAAGCTGTAAGGCAAATGTGGTTTTTCCGTTACCGGAATTGCCCCATATTATCCACGCACCACGTACTTCGGGTTTGCCAATGCAGGCTTCAAATTCACCGGCAAAGGGCAAAACATTAAAGTTTCGCTTTCTTAAATTCGTTACGCTTACAGCTTTTGCCATTATTCCTGATTTTTGCGTTTGCTTAATTCAATGTAAATGCGTCGCAGGGAGCCGTTGGTTTTGGCATACAGCTTTTTAATGTCATCGAAACCATTGGCTTTACCGATGGCTGCAACCTGGTTAAGTGCAAAGTTTTCACGGGCTTCTTTTCCATCGGGGGTGATGCTTTGATATTTACCACCAAAACGGCTGAAAATTTCAGCGTATCCAACCTTTTTAAAATTCAAATTGCGGTCTATTTTGGCACGTAAGCCATCAGCACCCATCATGTACCAGCCTACGCTGCGGTCGGTTGCATTCCAAAGGGCTTTGAGTTCGAGAAAGGCAGGGTAATCCAAATCACCGGCTTCATCGAGTATGATTAGCGGGTTTGGTAGTGATTTGACATAAAACACCAAATCTTCATATACATCGGCATAGCGGCCATGAGCATCTAAACCAAATTCACCAGCCAATTTACGGACAAAGCGTTGTTTGGTTTTTACTTGCGAACAATCAATATAAGCCGTGTTGGCATGTTCGCGTGCATACACCTGAGCGGTGAAGGTTTTCCCGATGTCGGCAATGTCCACAAGCAATAGGCTGAGTGCATTTTTCCGGCACGATTCAAGTTGTGTGTATATGAACTTGAATACGGGCGTTTTTGCCACTTTCCACTCAATGCCCTGCCTTAGCTCTACACCAAGTTTTCGGGCTATGCTTATCCACTTGCTGTCACTGAGTACCTGTGCATGATCTCCTTTGAGTATGCGGCTCAATTGTGATGCGTTAATGCCCAATACTTTTGCCATTTTTGAATGACTGGGATAGTTTGCCGTTTTGCGGCTTAATTCACTTACAATGCGTTGTTTTAGTTCTGTGTCCATAGTATTGTGTTTTGATTTTAGTAATTCATAGCTCTGCGTTAAATGTCATCATCGCTGTAATATTCATCGTTTTCATTAAAATCATTTTTGTTGATTACCTCGTGTACCAAATCATCATCATCATCATGTTGGCTGATGGTTTCGTTTAGCTTTTGGGCATGTGGCAATAAATGTATCATCCTGATAAAGGTGTACTTCATTGACATCTCCATTGATATCAGGCAGGTAATAGGCAGTTAAGCGGCGGCGCTTGTTAATACGTTGTGCAATGCGTGGGTTTGGCAACTGGTATTTGTCGTAATTTGCCACCACATACTGGTTGCGGCGCAATGATGTTTGGCGTTTGATGCCAAATGAGCGGCTGATAACCGGTAAGGGTAATTCCCTGGCATTGGGGTTTTGATTTTCAAGCAGTACTTGCATCCGTGATTTGTCCTTGTATTTTGAATGCGGATCGTTATTGTATCGCTCAATCAATGATTCGTAAATGTTTGTAATCTCTTTGAATGTGTATTTTTTCTGCTTTTCGTGCATGCCATCATCATCCCATGTTTTGGTTGTTTTGGGTCGGTTGGCTTCGAGTTTGGCATAAAACCTGCCTGTTGGAAATTCTTTCTTTTCGTAACCATATTTAAACAAGCGGTTAAAATGCTCTGCACGTTTTTCTTTGGCGTTTCCGGGCTCACCAAAATGCGTGTCGAACATTACCTCTAACTGGTCCTTAAATTGGTTAACCAGGTGATGTTCTACTTCAACTTCAATTGGCATGCCCAAACCCAGTGCATGTGCATTACGGAATGTTGATTGCAGCGATTTAATAAATAGCTTGGTATCTTTTTCTAAAGAGAAAGCATAACCGAGTATAGCCTCACTGCCAACATCCCATACAAAATAGGCTTTTACGTGCCCGCCGTTTTTCAACAATGGTGGTAAATCCCTATCATCCATTGAAAGTTTTGATAAGCTATACTGTGGTGATTTGCGGTGTCTGTGTGGGCGGTGTATATTGTCGTAAAACAACCATTCGTTGCGTTTTTTGTCAACCACATCACGGTACTGGTTAATGATGTTATGCACTGTGGTTGGTGTGAGCATTGGCGGTTCACCGTTTTTGTCGTAAAACTCTTCGGGTTGCAATATTTCACCGGCACGATCACCACGTTTTACAAACAATTCAAGGTCTCCGGTAATGAAACGGGTGTAGGTTTTCCATACATCCTCAGCATAAGGTTTATGTTCCATGCTGTAAAGGCTCATTATAATGTCTTCAATGCCGGTGGAGCGTTTACGGGCGTTATCGTTGCCGTATTTTTTGCTTATCAGGCTTGCATAGCCATTTTCACGGTATTGGTGGGTTTGGCGTTGCAGGGTTTTGGGTGTTTTACGCAGGCTGTGTTTGAGTTCATCGCGCAGGCAGTTTATCATTTCGCTGAGCTTTTCCCAGGTGCGGTATTTGCGGCCACCCATTGCACGGCGACGGCTTTTAATTTCATCTAAATACGTTATAAGTGCATTTAGCACTATGGCATTGTTGTAATATTGGCGGCTTACCTCGGGTTTTAACAATGTGCCGCTTGGTGTATGAAAATTGGCATAAAATTGGCGGGCAGCATCATCGGGTTGTATGTATTGCTTAAACCAGTGGTATTGCTCAAAATCGTAAGGGCTTTTGCCCAGTTTCTCTTCTATTGCGAGTTTTATTTCGTTTGGCATGCTGTCAAATTCTACAAGTGCGGTGCGACCATTGCCTCCGTGCCTAATTTGTGTTACCTTACCATCCCTACGCATATGGTCAAATTTCGCATAGGTCATAATTTCACCACGTCCAAGCTTTTTATTGCCTGCGAGCCATCTTACTTCAATTCCGAGTATGTTGTTGTGGTAGGTTACCATGACAGGGGTTAGGGGTTAGGGGTTTGAGGTTTGAGGTTTGAAGTTTGTGCCCCGGCAGGTTCCGGTGTGGCTGCGTGCAAGTTTTTTGTTAACTTCGGGGCTGGAAACAAAAGTGATTTTATTATGATTACACCTAAATTAAAAGACTGCGTACTTAAATGCTTGCTGTCCAAAACCAACATATCACCAGATGCAGAGTATTCTGTGCCTATAAGCATGAGTACAATTGCTGATGAATGTGGTACTAAGACAAAGTTTATAAGAAGCATAATAGTACAGTTTAATGAGTTAAATTTGATTGAAAGCAGTTTTAATGCTCACCCTATTGTACTCGTTTCTGCTATTAAAGCTGATGCATACGATCTCATTAGCAGAGGGGGCTTTGTTGTCAAGGAAGAACTTCTTGAAAAAGAAATAAAGAAGCTTTTGCTTGAAATTGAATCTCTTAAATCGAGCTTTCCCGAGAAAGCCGAGCGCTTCACTTCGATTATTGCGGGCATTAGTACCGCTTTTGGCATAATTATAAAATCGTGATGCGTAATCAATTTCAAAACTGATTATAGCGCCTACATTTCCGAATCGACCGTTGTAAATGGTTTCTGAATACATACGTTCACCATCTTCGTAAAGGGTGCGGGTTAGTGGATAATGTCCCTCCCCGTGTTGTTTTCTTTTAATTTCAATGGTAGTGTTGTCCTGTGTCATACTATTAATTGTTTGGTTCAACTTCGATGGATTCCATTTGTTTTTTGATTGTGAGTAGTTTTGTGATGAATGCTTTCATTTCGGGTTGCAATTTGCGGCGGCCGGCACATATATCATGTACATGAATTACCGTAACCCCGAATTTGCGGGCTATCAGGTGCTTATCAGAAGGATTTAAGGGGCTGCAAAATTGCTTTTGCTCAGGGTAATTGTACTTGTAATTCCACTTTTTCATATTTTTCATTACCTTTGGTTAATTCTTATTGGCAAACATAAGCGAAATATTTCGCCTAACCAAATAATTTATGCAAAAATTTTCGCCCATAAAAAGGAGAATCCTTAATTACCTTGATAGCAAGGGAATTACAAAGTATGAATTTTATAAAAATTCTGGTATTACTAGAGGCACATTAGATAACCCAAGTGGTATTTCGGAGAGTAATATAATTAAATTCTTACAATATGAACGAAATATTTCGCTCTCTTGGCTAATCACCGGAGAGGGCGAAATGCTGCAAAAGGACCAGAGCGGAAAGCCACCACCGGCAACCCGGGCTGATGATGAATGCAAGCAGGAAGTGGAGTTTTATAAACGCTTGCTGGAAAAGAAAGAAGCAGAGCTAAAACAGGCTTATATGGATATGGGTAAGTTGCAGGCAAATTGCAAGGTTAAAAAAGAGAGCCCTTACAGTGATCGTACTGAAAGTTTTTCCAAATTGACAAACAAAGGTGAGAAAACAAACGAAAAGTCCCAATCTTAAGGCGGTTTATTGGGTGAAAATCGGCTTAAAATCTTATTACTTGCTATAATTCAACAGGTTACACGCTTTTATGTTTTTAACTTTGCTTGATAAACCCCCTTAACCCCCTATGTTTTTGCTTGTTTTGAGGCTTAACCCCCTACCATATTGTATATAATTCGGCATTAACCCCCTTTGTTTTTTACCTTTTTTTACAAACCAAAGTACAAACCAAAGTACAAACCAAAACCAAATGTACTACTTACCGGTGGCTTAGGTTTTTAGGCATAAAAAAAGCCGCAATAAGCGGCTGTTAGTGGTTTTTATGGTATTTAAGGGCTGTTTTAATGTTTCTTTATTGTTGTTTCATTTTGGTTTAAAACGTGCTCACTTTTTGCCATTTTGGTGTCATTTGGTACTTATCGTTTTGGTTTTAGGTTGGTGGTAAAATGTGTTGTAATGTAGTTATATCAAGTGTTACCAGTCTTTTTTAATTAAGTTGGAAAGGTACTTTTTGTTTTGTGCCCGTTATCTGTACTCACTCTCACACTCTAAACTGAAATAAAATATCGAGACAAAATATTGTTGTACAGCAGAGCATGGCACCACAAAACTTTAAAACGCTACGAATGCCTGCCCGCCAGTTTATTAAAATTTACTTGGCAGCCGGGCACGAATAAAATACTATGTGCACATTCATTTTCTGATGAGCTTGCGAATCATTTGTGTTTTTTCATCGTGTCCACTCAATTTTCTTTGCATTCCTCTGCGCCTCCTTTGCTGTTCTCTGCGGTACCTTTCCCATCGTGTCACACTCAATTTTTTATTCGTGAATTCGTGGCAATTTTCTTGCGCGTCCAACTTCTTTCTATTCGTGCATTTTCCAATATCTCGGAACAGGCTGTGGGCTAATTTCTTTCACGTCACACTCAATTTTCTTTGCGTTCCTCTGCGCCTCCTTTGCGGTTCTCTGCGGTACCTTTCCCATCATGTCACACTCAATTTTTTATTTGTGAATTCGTGGCAATTTTCTTGCGCGTCCAACTTCTTTCTATTCGTGCATTTTCCGATATCTCGGAATAGGCTGTGGGCTAATTTCTTTCACGTCACACTCAATTTTCTTTGCGTTCCTCTGCGCCTCCTTTGCGGTTCTCTGCGGTACCTTTCCTACGCGTCAAACTCAAATTTCTCTTTGCGACACTCTGCGGTACCTTTTTAGCCTGTCAAAACCATTAATTTCATCCTTCATTTTCAGTTTTAGTAAAATTCATTACCTTTATTCAATATTTTGGTATTATTTATGAGGAAGAAGTGTTAAACCTTTGCTAATGAAAAATCGAATCTATTTTATACATAATTATTGAAGGGGTAGGAGCAAATTTTGAAAATGCACAAAACGATGCACTTAAAAAGCTTAAAGAACGAATTGTCAATTCTGTAGCTGTCAATATTAGTTCTGAAATGAATATTTCAATTAATGAAACTGTCATTGATAATATGTCAAAATATCGGGAGAATACCCAATTACAAACAAACATATCAACTGACTTTTTTAATTCACTGAAAGGAATCAGCTTAAGTAAATCGGAAGCGTTTTATTGGGAAAAGCAAAAATATCCGAATAAAATGACAAAAGTGCATTATCATATTATGTATCCATTTACCGAAATGGAGTTGAATAATTTGATTAAAGAATGGGAGCGAACCGATCGTGCCTTTACACTCGAGCTGCAAGCGTTGAGAAAAAGTGTAGAAGCATGTAATAGGGTGTCTGACTTAAAAACACTTCGTAACAAAACAATTGCTCTTGAGGATATTTTTACGGGAACAAGAAAAACCGAAGCCTCAATTATTAAATCGGAAATAGATCAACTTTTGAATGATTTGCGATTCGAAGTACAAACGCACGAACGAGGTCGATTGGTTTTAAAGCTATTGTCATCAGATCGTTACTTTAAAATGGATTCAGATGTTTTATTTAGGTCAAACTGCGCAATTTTGCAAGATTATAAATTAGTGAATGATGACGAAGCAATTGAGATAAATTACGATGCTGATTTTTGTTTTTCCGTTAATAAGGCAAGTTTTATGATTTCTCAAAATTATAAAGATATAGAGATAAGCACTGACTTTCTTATCCCCGATGGTAAAAACACAGTCCGTTTTACTGTTAATGAGCCGATTCGATTCAAAAAATCTTCTCTTAATCCACGAAATTTACGTTGGTATATCCCGATGAGGGTTTTTACAGAATCTAATTTTACCGTTACCCGAGTTGAGCTAGCCGTTTCCCATAACAATAACATGGATTTAGCTCAATTTATTAATGGCGATAAAAAAGAGTCATTTTATACTACAGAAATTAACCAAGCGTTCACAGCGAAAGGAGATTATTCATTACAATTCGAAGTGCAAGCATCCAATGGGGATAGAAAATCGCTTATTGGACAAATAGTGAATGTAATCCGTAATGAATCGCCATCCTTTTATGCCGGAGGGAAAATTTATATAAAACCCGAAGGAGAGGAGGCGGAGCTTGTGTTTATTTTTGAAAATAAACGAATTATTCAAAGTGAATAAAATGAGAATACTAAATAGATTATTAATTATAAGAATCGTAATGATACTTTGTTGTGCCTTATGTGTGCTTTCTTCCTGCAAACAACAAGAAGATATTACCATTGAATTGCCAGAAATTGTAATTGAAGGTGCAATACATGATTTTAGAGATACCTCTGTTCATCTTGTTGACTCTTCTCAATTACAAGATGAGAATATAAAGACTCACCCAACATCAAGTGAAATCCAAACAACAGATACACAAATAATACCTGATCCCAAAATTATAAGTGATACAACACATCATTTTTATGTCAACAATAAGTTGTCTGTGAAAATTACTCCTTGGAATGAGGGGAAAAGACAGATTATTTTGTATGATTTATATGGAAATATTATTTACACGCATGAAGAAGTTAAATTAAGTTATAGAGGTCAATATTTAGCTGCATATAATTTCAGCATGTGTGATATTTTTAGTTGA